CAGCAATACGAAAACACTCAGCGATGCCACGTGGTTCATGCTGCACTGAATATGTGATGTTTAAACCAAACTGCGAACCATCACCTAGAAGTCGCTGAAATTGATCACTATCATTCGGACTATTAATAATCATAATGTCGCGAATGTCAGCCATCATTAACGTTGTAAGTGGATAATAAACTAGTGGTTTATCATAAACAGGCAACAATTGTTTAGATAAAACTTGTGTGCATGGATATAATCTAGTTCCCAGTCCACCTGATAAAATTAATCCCTTTCTCATAGATACCACTCCAATGTTTTAGTCAATCCCTCGACGATCTTTGTTTTTGCTGACCAACCGAGTTCTTTGAATATTTTATCTGAATTCATAGAATAACGCAAATCGTGACCCTTTCTATCAGCAACGAAATTAATCCAGTTCTGATACATGTTTACTGGCTTACCCATAATATCAAGAATTAATGTTACCATTTCTAGATTGGTAATCTCATGACCACCGCCGATATTATAGCGTTCACCAGATTTAAAGTTTGCACCAATTGCGAGCAATGCTTCACAGTGGTCTTCAACAAACAACCAATCACGAACATTAGAGCCAGTACCATAAACTGGAATAGGCGTGTTGTTCTTAATATTGCGAATAATGGTTGGAATAAACTTCTCAGCATGCTGCCGAGGACCATAGTTGTTTGAACAATTAGTTACCACTGCATCAATCTTATGTGTATTGACATACGAGCGAACTAAATGGTCGCTGGCTGCTTTGGTTGCAGAGTATGGATTGCGCGGATCGTATGGTGTTGTTTCTGTAAACGAAGGATCTTCTGGACCAAGACTCCCATAAACTTCATCGGTAGAAACATGGACTAACTTGCCTCCATGTTTCTTGATGCACTTTAGAATGTTATGAGTGCCGTTAATATTGGCGCTAAGAAAGGCATCGTCACCGTGAATAGAATTATCAACATGAGACTCAGCCGCAAAGTGAAAAGTAATATGTGGTTCATAATCGCGATACATATGCTCCAAAAATTCATAATTGCAAATATCAATTTTACATACTTGCAATCTCCAATCTTCATAAAATCCATCCAGATTGCTGCTGTTTGCAGCATAGGAATAATTATCTAGTATGACGATTTCGTCTGTTGGATACTTTTTAAGGTGAGAGATTACAAAATTAGAACCAATAAATCCCAAACCACCAGTCACAAATGTAGTCATAAAACCTCAATTATAAAAAGCAGTCAATATTTACTTGCCTGTTTACTATAGCAACACTGTTTTCCCCAGAGCAAGGTCCAATGTTGTATGGGGAATTTTTAGATTTAGGTACACTAAAAGATAATTCAAATGTGTATTGAAAATTACCACCACCCTTCGCCTGAACTCTTGCGCGATATTTTACATTCGCAGCATCACCAAACGATGGAACGTGTGGAATACCCTTCGCCGAACAGTTTTTATTTATGCCTGCTGGATCTAGCGTACCGAATCTATAAAATCCATTTGTTCCAACGTTCACATAATAGGTATCTTTCATTGCATAATATTCTGAGATAACAGAACCATCTAGTTCTTCATTTATTTCAGGAAACTTTCGTTGTTCAGACTCAATAATTGCATCTTTTTCTGCACGTGTTTTTGCATTTTTTAATCGTAATGCTAACATCTTTTCGCTTTTGTTTACACTATTGACATTAGCATGTTTAATTGGTATGTCGACCCACTTTTTATTTACTTTAGCCAGTGCACCTGAAGATTTCGCTAGGTCTGCTAAAAATTGTTTTTCTGGATTGCCAGAAACATCATCAAAGTGCCATTTACCACGAGTCCATTTTAATACAAGTGACCCACCAGACGCAGCAGTAATCTTCAACTCAACATTAATCTTCTTTTTTTCCCAAAGCATCTCTAGGTCTGCAGATTTACTTGTCGCGCCAGCAGGATTAAAGTCAGGTGAAACTAATCCTTTTTTCTTTAAAAAGGATGCAACATTTTTTTCGTACTTAAATCCTTGTTGCGCCTGTTTATCCGCAGCCATTCTTATAGACCTTCTTTAGAAACCGTTTCCAAACTTTAGGATCTCGTTTGCGGAAGTGTTTACGATACATAAACACTGCCTCAGATTCACGCCAATCAATGCGATGTGCGACTCTTAGTCTATTTATATCTAACTTCTCAGCCTGAGTTTCGTAGGCATGTGCGTCGATCTCATCTGGGTTGCCGTAATAGTGCAATTTTAATCTATTGCGTTCACCCTTTTTTGTATGATATTGTTTGGTGTACACATATCCACGTCCGCGCTGTTGCTTTTTGTGGCGATACTCATGGTGTATTGCGCGGATGATTTTTAGAGCCAGATTTTTGGCGCATTCTTCAGATATAATTGCGCGTTTTGAATCGGCAGGAAAGGATAGCGTGATAAGAATATTCTCAGGTATCATTGACATTATTCTTGGACAATACTGCCCAGAAACTATCACAGAATGGTCTTCATAATATTCGCCTTCAAATTTATCTGACGTAAAATAAATGATACCCTTTTTGAACTGCTTATTCAGTCCACGAATGATAGAAGGAATGTGCTTATCACCCACCCACGTAGGAATGAGTTTGTTCACTTTCTTTTCTATCTTCTCTAATTTCATACCTTTAAATTCTTAAACTTATCTGTGCTTCGACCGCGATCAAACACTGGCTTCGACTCAGCCTCTTTCATAACAGCATCTTGAGCCTTTTGTTCAAGGTCATAGAGTTTCATCTTACCACGATCAATGCCAATCGTAAATCGCTTGTGAAGATTTGGGTCATTATATCTATTCTTCAACTGCTTCACAAGAATTTGATTCAGTTGCTGTAATTCCTCTGTGCTAACGAGTGCAAACATGAAGTCAGCAGTAGCAGGCAAGCCAAAAGACTCGGAAGTATCTTCCAGACCAGGGTCTGAATTCGAAAAGCCAGACCTTGTCGTTTGAGTTGCGGAGACAATCGGCAAGTTATTTTCGACGGCAAGCCCTCGAAGTTCTTCGGCGATCGCCTTGATGTAGGTGTAGGAATTAACATTTGCGCCAGCCTTAATGCGAGCAGAGGCACAAATATTTAGATAATCCACAAAGATAATATCTGGACGGAAGTTTTTCTTCAGAGCAAGGTCGTTAATCAATGCACGGAAGTGAGCAGGATTTGCTGACGCAGTTGGATATTCTTTAATGATCAACTTGCCCTTAATCTTTTCTTTTAGTTTACCCATACGACGCTCATACATGTCTTTCGGCATGTTCATAAGGTCTTCAAGAGTTACGTTAAGAAGATTCGCATCAATACGTTCGGCGATCTTCTCTTCAGCCATTTCAAGAGTTATGTAAAGAACATTGTAGTTTTGAACCAAGCAACTAGCAGCCACATGGCACATAAAAAGAGACTTGCCGACGCCAGTACCTGCAAGAGCAATGTTAAGGGTCTTCTGCGGAAGTCCGCCTTTAGTGATCTTGTTGAAGTATTCAAGATCAAATGGGATTCTTTTTTCGATGCGATGATAGAAATCGTACCGATCAGCGTAAGCATCCAAAAAGTCGTGACCAATATGAGGATCGAAACTAACGCCCAGAGCATCAGAAAGGAGAGTAGGAATGCTTCCTTTGCCACGATTTTGATCTTTGCCATCGAGGATCTGAATGGAATCCATGATAGCATTGTAAATCGCTTTTTCTTGGCAGAACTTTTCCGTTGTATCAAGTAACCAGCCAAGTTGTTGTTCTGCTTTGTCATTCGAAATTTCCTTTAGAAGTTCGAGTGACTTATTTAACTCACCCTCTGTGAGTTTCGTAGATTCTTTAAGGCTGATCTCCAGTGCTGCTGTCGGAGGCAGACTGTTGTACTTTAGAATGAACTCCTTTATTTCCTCGAATACCTTTCTTTCGTGGCTTTCGGTTAGGTACTCTTTCTTCAGAAACGGCAAGGCTTTCCTCATGAAAGACTCGTTCCGCATCAGATTCGATAAGATCAGTGTTTCCGTTTTCATTGCCTTTATTCACCGTATTTTCGATTGCACCTAGAAGTATACTACGCATCACGTTAGAAGTAAATCGCTGAAACGATTTGCTCTTGGTATTTGCATTGTTTACATTCGAGATAACATCATAATCAAACGTCATCAAACCATCATCGCCAACTTTAATATGATTAAACTCAACAATAACACCTTCGTATTTGCCCAAGAACTTTACAGCAAAACTCCCAGGTGGACCGTTTAGATCTAAGAAAAATGTGTATTGTTTATCAATCTTAAATCGTTTCTTGACGTACCAGAATTCAAGTTTGGCAATTAAATCCTCAAACATCTTCCTCAGCCTCTGTTGAGATAGCGCCAAATGAATAGTTCTCTCGCACCCAATCCTTGAAGGATGTTTGTTCGAGAATTGAACTCCAGAACTCAGCGGAGTCTGTGTCGGCAAGACGCCACTTCTTGGCTTCAACTTCACCAGTGTCAGTATTTACACGTGAATACCAACCATTGCTCGGTTTGATTACATGACCTGACTCAAGTGCCATGTCAAGAAGACCACTGTAACGAGAAACGCCGCCATCGAAGCGAACTGTGACAGGGATACGTGCCTTTTCTCTAACATAACGTGACTT